ACGGAGCATTATCACAAATCTTTTGTATGGCATCACAAGGAGAAACTTCAACGAAATCGGAACGAACATTTCCATGATCATTAATAATAAAATGATTAATATCCGATCTTGCACCATCCCAATGTTTCTTTGAAGAATCAAACATGAACTTCTTTCCTTTAGAATTGTCAATACCAGCTGATGCAAACAAAGCAGCTGTAATTTGCTCAGCACAAAAAGTTTTACCTTGACTACTTGGACCAAAAAACTCAATTGCAAATGGAGCCCTACGGTAACCAGCTGCCATCTTAGAAATGGCATGATCATTGATTATAGACAAAATGTTAGCGAATTTTCGCTCAACTACCTGTTTGTCTAAACCTTTCAAAGTGGGAATTATACGGCGCAATTTTGTTGCCATATTTTCAAGACGTGAAACAAATTCAGAATCAGTAACACCGTGCATACCTAACAAATTACCATTGCGAGCCAGATCCCAAAAGCGAACCAACTCGTGATATTCCATATCCAAATTTGAGGCATCAGTATTTCCAATAATAAAAGGGGCAAAACTCTTAGTCTTCCATGCTGCATAGCAAGATTCAACCCAGAATACGACTGTATCACAACATGCTGAAATGATATCTTGGGCGTCACCATGAATGACCTTAAGATCTGGTTCAATAAGTTTGTAACCCCTAATATCAAAAGTTACATTGTCGGCATTGCAAAGGCCGAAAGTTACTAATAAACCAAAAATCTTGGAAAATTGTCCAAACAATCTGTTTCCTTTGCAAAGAGTCCAATTATCCTTAATGTCCTTGATAAATTGGATCCATTCATTTTTCCCACTATCAGTATTGTGGGAATATTTTTCTTCACCATCATGTGGGAAGAAATCAAATTCCAAAGCTTCACGAATATACGTGATAACTGAAGAACTTATTGATTTCGGAAATTTTTCTCGAATGTATAAAAACAATCCAGCAGACATAGTTACATAATCTCTAGCTCCAGATAAC